CTACTACCATTCCAAACAAGTCCACCAATATAACCCGATGAAGCAGTTCCATCGTTTCCATGAATTTGAAGAGTAATATTTGTAGAACCCGCACCTTTTTGATTTTGAATCAAATAACCTCTTTCACTATTATAAGCCACCGATTTAAACCAACATGACAAAGTAACTTCATTGCCAGTTACTATACTATTTGATTGACCTACTGTTATTTTTTCAGTACTTGCATCAAACGAAGTCGAACCCTCTGATGGGAATGCAAGTGCGTCTGACCTATTTGATTTGAAGTCGAGGTATAACTTGAGGTTGTCCTTGACATATGTTAAGAGGGATGCACCCCCTTTTACTAAACTACTAGCTAATCCTAGCATGTTAGCCTAAATATGCTATAACTGATCCACTAGATAAAGTGAAAGCAGTCCAACTACCAAATATGGTAACTCCTTGAGGGAATGTATTGGAAGAACTTACCGCATCTCCATTACCACCAGATGAACCTATATAAGAACTATCTGCGGGCGTTAATAATGAGAATGCTGTATCTTCTAAAAATTGTATAGCAACTATATTTTTACCTGAAATAGCAGACTGGCCACTTTCAAATAAGCAACCATTTTGCCCTAATGATACGTTTTGTGATTCTTGAACTGAATATTTGTGTATATTTGCCATTTTCTCTACCTTTCTAAGCTATGACTAGCGTGAATGAAACATAATTAACGATTAAAATTAAAAACAAGAGTAATATTTTTGAAAGCGTTACTTCTTTTTCTTTTTAGATTGCTTCTTTTTAGGCTCAGAATATACCATATCATCTGTTTCTGACTTTATTCTTGTATAGCCTTTACTCTGCAAAGATTCAAGTTTTTCTGGGTGTTTTTCTAATTCACTATTTTCAACTCTTTGTACTTTACCATTATAAAAATTTTTCCAGTATTGCATTTTCTTTCCTTTTTTAAAGTGGGGCAGAGCGAATCATACCCCACATGTTATGGTTTTTATTAACCGAGATTTAGAAACTTAATTCCTTTTTTATTATCTCCATCGTCAATTACTTTAGCCCCATACAAAATGTCACTAACAACTTTAGTACCTAAAGCGTCAATGCTATATTCAGATTGAACACGAACATCTTGCTGAACTGCTATAGCACAAGCTGATTTATGAAAAACAGCACCTACAACTGTATTATTTGCAATGGCACTGCTAATGGTGTTAGACATGTAGACTTCAATGCCATAAAGCGAACCAACTAAACCAGACCTGAGTCCAGAACCATCTCCACTAGCATCATTTCTGATAAAGTAAGAAGATAAACCAGCAGAAGGATTTAAAATATCTGCATATAAAGTTGGATTAACAACCATTACACAGTCTCCATCCATATAAGGAATATCGTTCTCACCTAAGTTAGTTAATGCTTCTTCAAATTTAGCAGCAGTTAAAGTATTATTTGCGCTTAAATCCATACTAAGGTTTATAGCACTTAACTCTGTCCAAATGTCTGCATCAACTTGTCTAGCAAGAGCTTCACCCATCATTCTTGAGTACTTAGCAACCATGTCTGCGTTTGCCTGAATCTTTAACACGTCTTCAAATAACTTAGCAACATATTTATGCTTGTTAATTGTAAGTTGTGTTTCAGTTGTTACAGTTGCATCATAAGATACATCTGCTCCAACGCCTTTACTTCCAACAGTTCCTATTAAACTGATTTCAGGAATATGAAGTACATCTCCAAACCCAGCTCCCCCAAACATAGCAGAGTAATCTTCTACTAAGTTTCGGAATATTGATTTACGTTCAAAAAACCTATAAATGCCTTCACCCCAAATTTCAGGAACAAAATGTTGATCCGTTGTTGCGGTGCTTGCGCTACCTTGATAATGTTTTGACATTATTTTTTCCTATTCTATTTTTTTCGATATGAGTCCAAAATAGAACTCCAATTAGAACGCCTTTCTTCAGATGACATATCAACCCAATTTTTATTATCAGGATTAGATGTTCTTGCGGGAGTCCCATCGGTTGGTGGAACATTCGAAATATTGTTAATTAATTTACCATGAAGAACACGAATTTGCCCTAAACTTAAGGATTCAAATTCTTTTTTGTCTTCATCTTCAAAATCAGAAAGGAGTTCTTGCTTAAAAGATTCTTCATTTTTTTTCAACCTGTTATAATCTTCTTCAATAGTATCAATATGATTTTGTCTTTTTTCAGCTAACTCTTTCCATTCGTTTTGCTTTGCCATTCTATCTTCTTCTTGTTTTGCTAGTTGCTTTTCAAGTTCCGCTAGTTTAGTCTCAGCATCTTGTGCCCTGCTTCTATACTTTTTGCTTTCTGCAATCAAACCACCAACTTCAGAGCTAGGTTCAGTTGTTTGTGTTTGGCTATCAGTTGCCACCTCTTGCGCAGTTTCTTGCACTTCTTCTTTTGCTACTTCAGACATCCTGTCCTCCATGTTTGTTATTGTTAAATGCTAATATCAAATTCAATTATATCAGCTACAAATTTTTTTATCTTAGTGTTATATTTAGACTCCATAAACTCTTGAATGAACGCAGTATTCTTTTCATTTAAGCCATAAATATTTCTTCTTTTCTTTTTAAGTCTTGCAGGTGGCTTAGCATTTCCCATCACTTTAGCTCCGTCTGCATATAATATCTCAACACTTTCAGTAGTTGGCTTTTGAGCTTTTATCGAATCTAGCATTGTTCCAGTTAGTCTTAAATTGGGCGGACTTATTTGTCTACTAACTGAGAGACCTTTTAAACTTGCTTTTCCAGCTGCTTTCTTAATAGCATAGCTTGATTTATAAGGTTCAAATGGCTTACCCTTACCATCTTGACTAATACCTCTATCTGCGTCTTTAACTATTCTTGTAGCAAGTTTCCCGCCTAGTTCTAGCCAATCACTTTTTTTCATTTCAATTACTTTATGTATTTTCATAAAACCATCCAACTATGTCTACAATTAAAACCACCACGAACGCCAAAAGGAGTATTTGTATCATTATTTACTTGTTCTTCTGTATATCCAATAGCTGGTTCATTATTATGCGTTGATTGACAATCATCTCTTGTTCTATCATCTTGTGGTCCAACATAAGTCCATTTAACATCTTGCCCTCTAAATACTGAGTATCTACTTAAATCACTAAATTGTCTTAACCCAGTATTAACTGCAACATTCATTTGATATGTAGCTAATTCTGTTTCTGCTATAGATGCAACAACACTTCGAATATTCGCTCCGCTATATATGCTTGTAAACATTGACTTTTTCATTTCATTACTCCAGGCACTAGCCCTACCTAATAATGTTTCAGTATCTAAATCTTTTAATGTTTGTAACGCTTCAACTCTTTCCGAGCCTACAGGGATAATACCTCTTTTATTTGCTTCAAGTACTGACTTTGCTAATAATACATCATACTCAATCATTAAATTATTTAATTCTTTTCCATAGCCTTTATCAATTAGCTCTTGTAAGAAATTAAGTTTTTTAGTTGTCGCTAGTATTTCAGTATCAGTCATTTGGCTCATCTTATATGCCAACTTTTCTAAATCTCGCTGTAGTTCATCTTCAATAGCTTTAATATTAGCCATAAACGTATTTACTGCATTGTCAATAGAATCAGGCATTTAATATGCGCTCAAGTTGGCTAACAGGTTGTTGCGCTTCACGTTCTTGTTGAACCTGAGTCGCTTTTTCTTCTTGTAGTTCACTTAACTTTATTTGCAATTCTTCATCGCTCATATCAGGATTAAAATGCAATAATAAATCACGTTGGCTCATAATACCATTAGCCATCTTCCATTCTAGCATTTTTAGTTCTTGATCAATAGACATCGGATAAGATACTTCACCAAAGTCAATAGATAAATCTTCATTTAAATTCATAACCCCATGCTTTTCTAGTATTGTTCTGTCTATCTCATACCTACTATGTTCCCATTCTTTAAAATAAGGGATGTCACTTTCACGAGATTCTAAGTTTTCAATTTCTAAAATACGCAACGCTTCACCTGAGGGTGAATTACCTCCCGATTCACCCCATCTTATTCTTAGGTGATTATTTTCTGCTGTTTGATTTGCAAATGCTTTGACACTTTCAATCATCTCATTAATACCTCCTCCTGGGCTAACATATTGAAATGTCGCTCCCTCTGGTAATATAATTGCAGAATCAATACCTGACTTAATTACACTTTGGCCTTCATCTATTCCTGTGAAAACTGGTTGCCCTAATCTACTTCTAACGCTTAATGCTATTTCAGTCATTGCTATTCCAATTTGTATAGCACTTCTTATTACATCATAACTAGATGAGGGATAAATAACTTTACTGATAGGAGTAATTCCATACGGATTGATCATATCTTCGTTCCCTAAAACAGCATATCTATTTCCTTTTTGATTAAATCTAAAATGCATTCCAGGCATTCCATCTCTATCTTCTGACCAGAATACATACTGTCTATCTTTATTATTACCTTTATCAACTTCATAACTATATCCGTATGGCTCTGAATCACCTTGTAGATAGTATTCTTTTACAAAAGGAAGTATTTCATATTCTAATCTTTGTTTCCGTTCATTAAACTTAGTTTTAAAGTGGCAACTACCTAACAACCAAGCTAACTCACTAAAACATTTTGTTTGACTATCTAGCATATAAGCGATGTTTTTATAATCATCGTTTTCCTCTCCACCTATTATTCTTTTTGGAGCATTCTTATATAGCATCATTCTTGCTCTACTAAAACGTGGAACTACTTTTTGAGGGAATGTTGGAATTTGTTGCAAAGATTCACTTGAGAAGTATTGCTCAATATGTTTATCCATATTAATATTATAGTAAAAATCCATAGCAGTCATTCTTTCAGCCATCTCTTTTTCTTTAAACTCTTGCTCGGCTTTAGCTACTGTTTGAAGTATTATTTGTTCAGATAGTTCAGGGATTACTACTTGATTCACTGTTTTACCAAAATTATACATATTATTTTACCATTTCATTATTGTACTCGCCTTACTTATTACTGGAAACTTGTATGCAATAGCATAGCTACAAGCATCCAATGCGTGAGTGAGTTCTATGTTAGATTTGTCAATGCCTCCCTTTTTATCTCTCTGCACTTGCTCTAAATCTTTTATTAAGAATTTACATTTCGGATCAACAGTCATTGTTACATTACCATCTGCATCTAATAATTTTCTATTTAAAGCATTTAATCTATCTATGTGGCTTGGGTGTGACTTCTTTGCTCTAATTAAAAATCCGTAATCTCTTAAAATAGCGTGGTCTGATTTTCTTGAAGTTGTAGACCTAGCCGAGCCTGCAGGGTCAGGATATACTTCAACGCCTGGCATAATAGATTTCATTTTCCTGGCCATCTCTTCAGTATTACTATTCTTTAATCTTATCTCATCATAATAGTGTATTGTTCCATCAGTGTATTGAGTGCATAATACTGCGCTCATCCAGTCTACGTTAAAATCACAACCCCACCATTTATAATCAGATAAGTTGTCTGCTTGCTTACAATGTACCTGCCTGTCAAAATTCCAGGCTGCTCTATTTCCTGTAGATTCAAAAGATGCTTCAAACTCTTGCCTAAACAAAGTTGAATCCATTGTTCTTTTTGCTCTAGCTATTTCTTCAGCTGGTACAAATCCACCATCTATAGTTTTAAATTGCCAAGACTTCCATCCAGGTTCGCTTTGCCCTCTGCTATATAAATCATACATCACATCATATCCACTCGGTGTACCTATAAACAAAACGCTTCCTTGTGTTGTTGCTAACATAGGGTAAACAATTTCTTCCCATACATGTGGTTTAATATAAGCCATCTCATCCATTACACATTTAGTGAGTTCGACACCACGAAGATTGTGTTCATTATCTGCGCCCTTAACTGCAAGCTCTGCTCCATTATCAAATACAACAGACATTTCGCTTTCATTCAATTTAGCTCCAGTAAACCCTGCAAACATTTGGCGTAGAATAGGAAATACAATCATTTTCCCCTGTCGGTAAGTTGGTGTGATAAACCACCTGCGCTCTCCTGCTTCGAATTGGTCTTTCAGTAAATACATAAGTGACAGTACAGTCTTTCCCCATCTTCGGCCACATACTAAAACTTTGAATCTGCTCGGGTCGTTTAATATATCTTTGCGAGTTTGATTTACTGTCCATTGAATCATTTTTTAATTTTTTTTGTTTTTCCATTCTTAGTTCTAGCAAATTTATGAGTCTTTGTTTCTCTGATGAGTGTTCCAGAATATCTTTTTCCACCCCATGTCCAAGTTACTGTTTTTGCCATTTAGTCCTCTCCTATAACCATTACTTTGATTGGTTCGCTTTTTGTTGTTCGCTCTTGTCGCTCTAACGCTTTACCTTCCATGCGCTCTACTATGAATTGTATTGCTCTAAGGTCTCCACGTTCTGCTAATTGAAATAACTTACCTAATATTATTTCCCTACGCTCTTTGCCATTTACTTCTTGAAAGCTAAATTGTTTTATTAAATCAGTATAAGCATTGCGCCTACCATTAGGATTACCAGACTCTCCTTTTTTCCATCTATTGCCTAGCTTATTGCCTTTAGCAAACTTTCCATTATCTTTATGATCACGTTTGTTCTGCGTTTGTTTAGTCATCTAATTGCACTAATCCCATCGAGATTGGTTTGTTTAACATATCCATTAAGTCTTTGACTTTGTCGTTGTCTATTTCAAATACATCGAATTCAATACGCCAGTTATGAGTCATCTTTAGATTTTTAATACCAACTAGCTCTACATTAAGAGCTGTATTATTTTTTTCTTTTGCCAAATCTAGCTTTTTTAGATTTCATCGGTTTAGATTTTTTTGGTGGTCTACCACGTTTTGAACCATAAGTTCCTTTACCTTTGGGCATAATATTTTCCTTGCTTTTATAGTATCTTAATTTAAAAACACTTTTAAAGTTATTGAAATATATTATTTTAAGCGTGTAACAGGTCTTAAAGTAAGTAAAGAAATTATCTTTGGAGTTATATTTATGTTTTCTTTATTAGGCAAGTATATTGCTTTTACTATTTTAGGGTCACGGTCTTTTACGTAGCTTAATCTATTTTCTATGTCTTTCATTAGCTCTTGTATTGTGTCACCTACGGCGCTTGTATAAGCAAATGCTTTTTCTGTTTCGTATTGTATTTCACAGTGGTAGTTAAAGTTGTGATTTACATTAAGTTTGTCCAAATGAGTTTGTTTGCTCATATATCTCTCCATTAATTCTTGCTATTGCATCTATTAATTCCATCACTATTAATTCATCGTGACCTGCTATATCAACTAATTCATTAAACTCTTCATATGATACTATTGTTACTATGTATTCAAATGGTTCCATCTTGGATATTTCTCACTGCAATCTTGACAACTCCATATATGCCCATTATTATTATCTTGCCTATTAACCATGGTTACTAATTTACGGCAAATACCACATTTAAAACTATCTATGTAATTCTCAATCGGTTCGCTCACTAATTACCCCACTCATAATACAATCTACAATAAATGCTTCTTCATCTAAAGTATTTAAGTTTATCTTGCTACGTTGTTTTACTAAGTCCATATAAATTTTATTAGTTGGTGCTCTTCTGCCGTCAAAGAATCTCATATGAAACACTAATTTATCTGGTGTGTCAATATACAATCTATCATCTATCATTACACTATATTTTCTGCTTACATACTCTTTCCAAAACCCGCTTTTAATCCTAGTCAGCTTATAGTAATTATTTTTAAATTTATCTTTATCTAATGTCACATAATAGCTCATATCTAATTTACTATCATATATCCTTTTATAAAACTTACCCTCTCCTTCTAGTGCATCTATAGCTGTTAGCATCTTATCATCTATTTCATATACCTCTCCATATACTTTCCTGGCAGTTATATCTTCAAACATTAAAGGAAATCCATGAGTAATATCAAACAGCGCATATCCGTGAATTACTTCATACCTTATAAAGTTAGCATTTCTTAAATAAAAATGGTTTTTAGCACCCTTTTTGAGCGTGCCATATACAAATAATTTCATTACTTAACCTTTCTAATTGTTGAACCATCGTTTGCTTTAAACATTTTTAGTTGATCACTATATGAAAATCTAGGAACAAATCTTTCAACTGTCTCTGATTTACTTTCATAAGCCCCAATCTTTTTGTTATAAAAAGCAAATTTCTTTGGCTTTGGTTTTTTTATCGTGATTTCTTTAGTATCTATTTTGAGTGTCTTAGTATTAATCCGAACCATTGTATTTGGCTTTATAGTAATTGCATTTTTATAATCAACTTTAAAACCTGATTTAACAATAGCATCTGTGCTACCATAAGCATATCCATCTATTTCGGGAATATAATACATCTGAATTGGATTATTAGCTTTAACCATATATACATATTCTGGTTTTTCTAAGTCTGCCCATACTATAGCTACACGACCACTTACTTTTGGCAATCTATTATTAACAAATTCACTCATACTGCCTGAAGTTTCATATAGTCTAAATATGGCTTCACTATCAACTTGGGCATATCTTTCCATAGCATACTTATTAAACAGCTCTTTATGGTTATGTATTGAGCCATTATGAGTACCTATAGTTTGACCTGTCCGTATAGGGTGGTTATTTTTATTAATAGTTGGTGAGCCAAGTGTCGCATATCTAGTGTGACCCATTAATGTAGTTACTCCGTTGTAAATTAAATCAATGTTATCTTGGGCATCTGAATCTTCAAAGAATTTATATGCATCTTTTGCTTTTTTACAAATAGTATAATCTCCGAACTTATCTATTAAAGCAAATCCTGTAGCGTGACCACCTCTGATATCTGCTTCGTATAACATTTTTACAAAAGACTTTGAGACCCGATTAAGGGCCTCGTTGTCTCTGTCTTTTTCTTTTAAAATAATTCCTGCTAATCCGCACATAATTATGCTCCTCTCTGTAGTTGCTCTTTAATTGTATTAAAATACTTAGTTCCTCTTCGGCTTGCGTTCATCGCTGAAGTATTTAATTCTGCAAATCTTTTTGTGATCACTTTATTAGCGAATTTTATATCTTCACATCTATCTTTACTACCGATAAAACCGATTGCTTTTCTAAGGTGAAACATACCCGCTTCATTAGTCTGAACATTAGTAAAGTTTACACGACTGTTCTCTTTGCTAACAACTACAAAAGCCTGAGTAAATACTATCCACGCCCAAAGTTTTTCAAAACTTAAAGTTCCCTGGTGGTATCTAAATTCAACAGAACCTCTGGTCCAGATGTTTTTTAGATTTAAACCGCAGTATCTACTTCCTTGAGTTTCTCTTGGGTTGTTACTAGTATTCACTCCTGCACCTGAATTTTCATATTTTCTGTCACAATCAATTTTTAAATTATCATCTATTTTTTTTGTGATTGATTTAACAGATATTTCTTGTCCCCACCATTGTCCGAATACAACTCTTGCAGGCTTAGTCCACCAACCTCGGCCAATTTTCTTTAATCTTGAAGGAGCAATTAAGCGGTAGATAATATGTTCATATTTAACTACTGTTTTGATTAAAGTATTAAGGAAAGATGTTACAACTTCTTTACTTTTTAACATTACGTCAGTAACATCGTGGTGAACGTGAGTACCACATGTCTTATTTACTTTACAATCTAACTCATTTAAAACTCTTAAAACTGTTTTAAGTTGTTCTTTACCATTTTGACCATATAACTTAGGAGATACAAGCTCGTTGTTTCCGTAGTGAGTATATCCAAGACTTAAAGACTTAACCGTGCAATCTGTAGTCATTTTCCAGTGCTCTACTGTTTCGTGACCATAACCTTCTAATTTACAAGTTATATCGTGATTGTTATTTAACGCCTCTACAACAGAACTCTTTGAAACTCCTCTTGGAATTAATAGTTCTAGTTCTACACCAAACGCTAACTCATTATTAAAATGTCCTTTTTTATTCATTTTGACTTCCCTTCGCTTTTTGTTAATTTCGCTTTTTTTATTAAACAGTTAATCATCGTGGTATAATATTACTATGAAAAACAATACGTGTAAAGTCTTTTTTTACACTTTTTTAACTCTTTGTTAAGTGTTTACTATATTTTTTACATAATCTTCTATGTTTTTTACTGGTTTATAGTCTAATAATGTTTCTGCAGCTGTTAAATCAGCTAATGTAATATCATATTCCCCTTTTCTAGTTGGAATATATTGTCTTGGATAGTTTTTACCGAACATATCGGCTATCTCATTAATAGAATAGTTTTTTCCTCTACCTAATTCAAATACGGGAGTTTTAAAAGTGCTTTCTAATTTTATTATTAGTTCTTTCATACTAATTAATCCACTTACAATATCTTCAATATGAGTAAAGTCTCTGCGTTGCTCTCCCGTGCCTACTATTGTTAAAGGTTTATTATCTCTAAATTGCTTTTCAAATATACCAATTACTGTAGACCATTTCCCACTTTCTACTTGATATGGTCCATATACATTATAAAATCTACAAATCATGGTTTTTAATTTCTTATGCTTAGAGTATAATTTGCACATTTGCTCTCCACTATGTTTTGACCAGGCATAAGGGCTTTCATATATTCCGCTATGAAAAGAGCTAGAACCTGAATAAATTACAGGAATGTTATTATCTGCAGCGGTTTCAAGTAAGTTTAATGTGCTTAAAAAATTATTTTTAATTGTTGGTTTCGGGTCTTTAATGGAAGGCTGTATTCTTGAATATGCAGCTAAGTGATAAACTAAATCAATTTTATCTTCAATATACCAATAGCCTTCTGCTAAGTCTTGGTTTAAATAAGTGACTCCAGGCAAATGATTTTCTTCTTTCCCAATATAATAACTATCATAAGAGTAAATATTATGTTTTTTAGAATCTTTTAAAAGCCCTTTAATTAAGTTTGTCCCGACAAAGCCAGTCCCACCAGTGACTAATATATTCATTTATCCTCCAGTTTTATTAGTTTCATTCCATAGTTATTTATTTTATCAGGTATAATTAAACCTTTTTTCTTTTTTAATTTATTATGTTTAAATGGTTTATAATTTACTTGGTGCTGCCATCTTCCCCATTTCCAGCTAACTTTTGTAACATCTGGGTGTTGATCAACTAATGATTGTGCCATTTTTAATCTTCCATCATCTATCTCATATAAATCTTCTGTATTACCACCTGTCATTGTCATTGTAGTTGTCTTATCGCAAAGAAATGCTTGAAATAATATTGTACACCATCCATCTTTTAATGCTCTAAGCGACAAATCAGTGTCTTCATTATATCTACCACGCCATCTATAAGGTATGTCGTTTTGAATTAGTATACAAGAATACACTCTTGTGTTTTGTCTATAAGCTCTGAGCTTTTCTTTACGTGGAATAAACATAAAATACTCAAAACCTGATATTGCAACATTTTCATATCTATCAACAAAGTCTTCAGCGCATCTAAAAATAGTTCCAGATGATACGGGAACTGGCAAATTATTGTTTAATCTATAAAAATGCATTAAATTATCATCCATTATCCAATGTCTTTTTGCTCCTATACTCATAGAGTGATGCCACACCCAATTTCTTGCTGGTATTGATCCGCTTCCTAAATTACTAAATGGTAAGACAAGTATTTTTTGAGAGTTAATTACATTAGCATATTGTTTATATTCTTGAGGCTCTATTACAATGTGATATGGAACATTCATTTTTTCTAAAGCCTTACTTGTTTTTCTTGTCTCCCACCTGCCTTTAGAAATTATATAAATTGGATATTTAGAGTTCATTACTCTTCCTCATCAATATATCTTTTATTCATAAACCTAGTTATTTTTACTTCAGGAAACCAAATACTTTTTGTATTCGGAGTTATATTTTGATTTACAAGCTCTGCGAATTTAGCAACATCTGCTTCGCTTTCAAAGTTTATTTTTAATGAAAACTCAGCTGTAAGATTTTGCATTTTAAATTCAGGCATATCTTGCCATTCTTGCCTCCAGGATTCTAATTGCTCTAAATCCCCAAATAAAGATTCTTGATTATCACTCATTATTATACTCCTTTATTTTTTGATCAAGTTCTTGTCTTGTTATTTTACCATCCCTTAACTCTAATCCCCACTCCCAAAGTTTGTTAATTAATCCACTTGGCGTTTCATCTCTTTTACTCTTAATATGTTTTTCATCAAATTTTTCTATTCTATTTGCCATTAAAATACGTTCTATTATTTGCATTTTTGGTAGCCTTCCAGCTAATTGCCCATTTGGTAAATCACATGAATTAAAAATTTCAGACCAAGATTTTTTTATAGTTTCTAAAGAATACTTCATTAAGATACTACAAAATTGATTAAATAACAACTGATTATTTCCTTTTATTTCTAAAGTGTCAAATAAGTCGTTTATATAGTGACTAGCTTCCTGTGAACTGCATTTCTTCTCGCTCATTCTTTCCCTTCTTGTCGTTTATTTTCCACTCTTTATTATTTTTAACCCAAGTTAATAGCCTTCTTGGTATCTCAAAAGTCTGTTGTAATTCAAACCTCATCTTTGTATTTGAGTTGTTTTTTTCTGTCCAAAACTCTATAAAATTACTTGTTTCATCGTTTGAATACTTTTTTTCTTTTATAACATTATTAACTTTTTCTATAAATTTATCTTTCCTTTTATCTATATCTTTATCTTTAAGAGTTCCTGGAACTGTTTGGATATAGTTATCAAGACCTTTTTCTTTAAGTCTTTTAATAACAGACATATGTGGTTTACTATTTTCTTTTAATAATCCATATTGGTACTCTACAAAACTAGATATAAAGTACTGGTCTTCACTTATCCTATGCATTTTATCTCTTATTAACTTTGGTAAATCTTCATCTGAATCTATTTTTTCACCTATAAAAAACGATGCGGCTTCCCAATCGCCATCTAAAATTCCAGCGTGATCACATTTTGTTATTATATATACCCAAATTAATTTACCTCTTGGTTCCAATTTTCTGAACCAACTTTTGTCCCATATTTTTGTATCAATAAAGCGTTTAGCCATTATTTTCTCCTTCTTTTTTTATTTTATCTGAAATGCCTTTATCTAACCCAATACCTAAACACCACATTAAAGCATCCCGCCAACCATCGTGGTACTTTTCTTGTTCATATATTTCATCTTTTTTACTTCTTGCTTTTATTCTTTTTGTAAATAATAACTCCGCCCTTGAAGTTTGCAAAAAATATTCCATTATTATTTCGTTTTTCTTTTTTCTCACTTTTCCTCCTTACATTTTTTACATTTTAGTTTTTCTTTTCCAATTATTGGTATGTGGTTTTTAGGATAATATTCATAATCCCTATTATACATTTTTCTGTTCTTTTTCCAAGTTAATTTACATTCTGGGCAATATTTTATTTGATCATCTATGCTGATATGTAATCTTTCATATTTATTAGTCTTTTTTAATTTGCTCATTTTATTGTTAACATTACTTTGGTCCGTAACTTCTAAAATGTATTCAATCATTGATTTTTTCATAGCTCCGCATTATTCTCCTCCTCATATTTAGTTAGCTTTTCTTTTAATTCTTTATAGTGCCAATCTGATAATAAATCTTTTTTACTTGCTCTAGTATTAGAACGTAAAGTCAATTTATTGAATTTTGATTTTCCTATCTTTTCTATTTTATGCTTTCTGTGTTCTTGTGGGTGGCTGCCAAGATATTGATGACAGCCATAACACAATGCTTCTGCATTTTCAAAATCGAATCTAGTGGAATATTTTGCTCTGCCGTAAAAATGAGAACAATGCAACCCTTGTCGTTTGCCAGTAGGGTAATATTTACTACATCTTTGGCAAGTCCATTTATCTCTAGTTCTTATTGCATTAGAAAAAACTACATCCCACTTACTTCGTTTCATTAAAATAAGTCCTCTTCAGTTCCAAGCATTTCTTTTTCATTTTTAATTGATTCACATATTTCTTCATGTAAAGCAATAACACCATGAGTATTTACTTTTAAGTCATCTAAGTTTTTTGAAAAAGCAGAGGCAACTTTCATACTAGCAAAAACCTGTATTTTAATTTCTGTCTCGTTTTTAGTCGCAATCATTTGATTGTCTAATGTATCTGTATTACCAACTGCGTGAACTTCCCACTTATGTAAATAAAAAGCCTCTGATTCATCGGTGTCTATAATCTCAACAATTGAGCCACTACTAAACCTATTAAGCTCATCAAATAATATCTTATCTACAAAAGTAGTATAGTCGGCATTATTATAAATAATATTATAGCCGTACCACGGTCGCATGCTTCCGTCGTTTTTTTTCTTATCTGGTGACTCTCCACTAAAGCCATCTTTTAATGTGACTTTATATTTTTTACCTTTTTCAATATCCAGTTTTGGATTCCTTTTCTTTTCCATTATATACTCCTATATATTAGTTTAATTAAAAATTGTATTACTAGAGCTGAGAATGCTGCGGCAATATACAAGAACACCCACATCTCAAAGTTATCAAAAAAATCTTTCATTATTTTCTCCTAATTTTTGGGGCGTGAGGAAAGCGAAATCCAACATGATGTTACGAAGGAAAACCCCACACCCCGATTATATTATCTTATATGCTTTTTTTCATCAAATGCAGGTGGTGTATCTAACCATGATTTAAATTCTTTCGGACTATCTGAAAACATACTGATTTGGTCTTTATTTCCAGGTGCGTTGATCATTTTATATTCTGCAAATCTAATGCTCTGATTATCCATGTTAGTATGAGACTTATCTATTGTTTCAATTTTCATACCATCTTTTTTTAAATCAAATATAATCGCAGATAATCTATAAGCATTGAATAATTCAATAGCATCTTTTTGAGTAATGCCGTTGCCTAATTCCAAATGCTCTTTTATTTTTTGCTTTTTAGTTTTCATTATTTATACTCCTCATTTTATTTACATCATCTTGTAAGTCAGATATAATCTTAGCATTTTCATCTAGTAATCTGAAAATTTCTTTCATTGACTTATCATACTCACTTATTGATTTATCAATTTCATTAAATATTTTATTCATATTATTTATACCCCAATTCGTTTTGTTCAAAAGCGTCCATCTTAGTAGTTATAATATCAAGTCTTTGTCTCAACACCTTTAATTCAGCTTGTATTTTGTTCATATTCGCTGTTTTTTCAAATTCTATATGGTTATAAAGACTTCTGATAAAACCACTTAAATACATATACTCATCTTTAAGTTTTTGCAATTGAAATATATTGGCTGGTGCTATCATATTAAAACCTTGGGTTTATAAAATCCGTCCAGTGATTAACTAATTTTTTCTGTCCGTTCTTATTATGATCACCAACTTGAATATTAGTTGTCCATCTTTTATTAATTCGTTTATTTTTCATATACATTACAATAGGACTTATTAATCCATTAGGGTGTTGAATTTCTGTAACAAAAGCCACCCAGTCTGCTCTTGAACGCTTAACATCAAAACGGATAGAATTACTGCTGTCATATTGTTGAGAGTATTTTATTTGTAATGTTATAAATCTACTTTTATTGCCATCTCGAATCTCTACTATTCTGTCAACACCAGAATCATCAAGCCTAGATTTAGCAGTTGAAAAGCCTCTTTTTAATAAATCTGCATCTGTATACAACTCGCCTACTTCACCACTTACTAAAGAGCTTTGTATAAAGTAATCTGAAGATAATTCTTTATCCCAAAGTTTATTCCAGCCATTGCTCCAACTTCTTAATTCTTTTTGCATCTGAAGTTCTATCTGAGCCCTAACAGTTTTTGCAATATCTTTGTTTTTTGTTTTAAGGCTTTTTGCTTTTCTTTTTCCATCTACATTAACACTAAGATAATAAGTACCATTGTTTTTATATAGTGAGCTCATTTTGCACTCCCTCTTGAATTTTATTTAATGATTTTAGTTCGTGGTTTAAACAAAGTCTGCGGTAACTTAAATCATCTTTAATTTTTTCATATTCACCCCAGTTATTAAACCTACAATCAAGCCAAGCAGCCCTACTATTATTTTTTGCAGCTTGAATTTTAGAGTCTAATTTTTTTAACTCTTTCTCAACTAATTTTATTGTTTGTTTCATCTTACTTACCCCCTAAGTGTACACCAATAATGTATTTGGCTTTGTTTATCCACTGATTTCTAAGAACAGGGTCTGATGTTTCTTGAGCATCTGATAGAATACTTAATGCGAACATACTTCTATCTTCTGGTGACCGACTAAGTATTGATACATCTAGCTCTTTTTGTGTTATTCCAAAACACCTAATTTCATTATTTTGTTCTTTATTCACTTTTAACTCCTTGTTGTTTTGTTTAATCATCTGGTATTATATTAAACACTATATTTGAAAAAGTAAAGTGTTTTTTTAGACTTTTTTTAGTGTTAACTAAGTCTATTGTAAATAAAAAGGTCTGGTCGAGGTCTATCTGTCCAGGCGGAGTTAGGTTTTATTTTCTCTGTTATATAATATAATAAGTATGATTCTACAACGCTTTGTGATTTATATGCATCTGGCATACATTTAGGTCTTTGAGTTAATAAGTCTTGCGAATCATTAAATATAGATAACTCGTGTTTGTTATTATCGCACCACCTAATAACTTGCTCTGTTTTATGAGTCCTGTCACGCCACTCTGTATATATTTTACAAAGTTCTAGTGAGTGTTGTATAAGCCAGTTAAAGTTAGCTGAAGATGTTCTTGTCCATATTGTCATAGGGTGATTTACATACGCTTTTTTATAGGGTATATCTTTTGTATAACCTAGCTCGTGATATGCGGTACAAAGCATTTGGGCTGACTCTAAAATCATCTTGACTACATGTTTATCATGCATCATTTGTGCAGCAACTTTTGGTTTATTATCTAAGAAAAAAATATTCATAAAAACTCCTTGTTTGTAGATTAATCATCTATCTATTATAAAAATAATTTTTTAAATAATCTATAAAAAAATAAGGGGCGGAAGCGATGATTAACAAGAAGTCAGCTACGGGAATGTAGCAATAAACCGCCCCTAAAGACTTACTAACTTAATAAATTAAGAAGTCATAAACTAGCTTAATTGTTCTATAAGTTTAATTGATACTGAATATCTTTCAAAAGCCACTTCGGTAAACGTTAGTGGGCCATTTAATTTTACATAATTAAAATTTGTATCATCGTAATATACAAACTTTTTAAAATCAGTTACGTTTTGTTCCATACTTGCCAAATTATCTCTAAATGTTTTTGAGATATTTTTAAAATTTAATGTCCATGTACTTCTTGGATTGTGTTTTTTATATGAATATTCAATTCCACCTAATGAAACATTTGTAATAGTTCCAAATTGTTCTGATGTATTTATACCTATATCTGGTTCAACTTCAAATTCTAATGGTACCCCCATTATAACTTCTGCAAGGCCAGAAAAGACACCATCTTCACTCCTTATAAACCAATACTGACTAGTATGTTCAGTACCTTGTATTACATCCCACCCTAAAGGAGTATCGCTATCAAACTGCCAAAGACCTCCATCTGTACTTGTATTTGTTGAAGAAGAGCCTCGATACCACCATAAATCATTGCTGTCTGCCTGAGTATTATACTTTAATATACGCGATATTGTTTTTGCAGAGCCAAGATTAATTCTAATCATATCTTCATCACCAAAACCGCTAACTGCTTCCGCAATAGATTGGTCATTTATTTTGTGTTCGTTTGTTACCGCACTAGATGACGGTGTAAATGTTGGGAAAGAAAAAGTCCCCGCTGTAATAATTGCATTTGATATTCCTGCAGAATCATAATAAAATTGTTTTGCCATACTAAACTTCCCTTAATGTTAATTTTAAATTATCTAATGACCTTGCAATATCGGTTACAATCCAAAATTCTTTGTCACCATAACTATATGCAAATGCTTTAATTTCTGAATCTAATATTAAAGTAATTATATCTCCGACATCTATATTAAAAAACTTAGGATTGACTACAGTAAATTTTATTATTATTTTTGGCTCACCTATTATTTTATCATAGTAAGTATAAAAGTCATTATTTCTAGTTCCTGGAGATGTACTTGGAGCAGAAACATTTGCATCAAGTTTCACTCTTTTTACGTTCTCATTATTGCTTGTAATTCTTAATTTTGTTCTTGCGCTACTATTTACAGCGGTTACGGATGAATCATATCTATCTTCGGCTGGATGTTTTTCATATTCAATTTCCATTTTAGTAACCGCAGAATTTAAAGAGGTTAAGGATATTTCTACATCTTGAATATCTTCAAATTGCAACGTGTGGTTTTCATTAACACTATTAGGAATATAAATATATTGACCATCGCCTTGACTATTAAATCGGAATATAAATCCGCCTTCATATTGTAATTTTTCAAGAACCTCTATTAATGGCGTTGGCTCTAAAATCCAACATCTAATTTTCCAATCCCTAGTTCCATCTAAGTTAGTACCGCTTGACCAATTTATTGGCGTATTTGAGCCTATATAGCTCGTGTGTCTATGTAAAATATCTCTATGAGCTTCATGAATTTCTGTTATAGGCGATTCATTAATTGTTGATACCTCTCCATCTGCCCCTGAATATAAAAAATCATATGTTTTATTATCAAGCCTTCTTGTAGCATCGTCAGGGTAACTATAGGTTGTATTAACAACTGGTTCCTCTACCCTAAATTGTTTAGAAGGATTCATCACCCCACTAAATGTTATTTGAAATTTTAAATATTCAGGCATTTTTTTGCCATTACTGTTATACTTACTTAATATATTTATACTGAATATGTGTGTTTCGTTTGTACTATATGTTTCGACACCTATTCTATTTGAACTACCCGATTCATCATTAAAAAATAACTGACAAGTGCACCCACTTGCTCCCCCTATTGTTCCTAAAAATTGAGTTTGCACTGTTAATGTTAGTGAAGTTGCTTCGCCATCAAAATTAGGGCAATTAATATATAAATATTTATTTGCATCCCCTGAACTTTGTGCTGGAGCTGGTAAATAAGCAAACCCAGAGTCTTGAAATAAATTTGCAGTATCTAGCCAACCTGAGTCTGAACCTGGTGATTCTGAAGATGCTCTAACTGAAGTAAGATAAAACTTTGTACTTCTAGTAGAGCCAATAGGAAAGCCTAAGGCTTTTTGACTTAAAACCGCTCCAGAAGTTGAAGATGAATCATCTATTTTAGAATATTGCTGTAAGTATTTATCCCAGTATAGCGCACCTTTTGTCCCGTTACTACCTTGCCCTGTTAAATAAAATTGCTGTCTATTTATTTCTGTACAATATTTTATTGGATGAGTTTTCATTGCTGGATAATCATCTTCATCTGTTCCAGCGTCAGTATAATCACCATAGACTATCGGTCTGTAAATATTATTAGTAGTTTTATAACTTGCGCTAGGTACAACTAAGTCATCCCAAACTCTTTTTGCGGTTATATCTAATGTAACTTGACCAATTGTATGAGATATGTTAATTAATTTGCCTTGATATATTTGAAGGCATGAATCGGTAGTATCAATATCATCAGGCTGAATCCATATTTTTACTTGTCTATTAATATACTCAACAGAGCTATAATCAGAACCACCATAAATTCTTTCAGAAAATAATTTGCCACTATCATCTATAAAGTTTGCTACATTGAAGGATACATTGCTTGTATTTGCAGTTGAATTTTCTAAGTCAATTGATTCACGTATAGATGCTTTGTTTATTATAGCGCCTTTATAGAATTTATCATCAACTGTAGTGTCTGAATATGCTAATCCAAAAAAATCGCCAACACTCTCATCATCGTAAAATAATTGAACCAACCAATTTAATTTTATTGATTTTTTATCAAAAATTGTTGCGTCATCAAAAGTTAAAGCCATTAGAAAATAGAGTGTATTGAGCGTGTAGAAGTAAGCCTAGCTGTATTATTTCCTACTGCTTTATTTATTGCGGGGATTATCGTATCTAATATATGTTCATCTATAAGTGGAGCAGTTATATTTATAGTAACATTTCCCATGCCCCCAGCTAAATTATCTTGCTGAGCTTGATTTAAAATTAGCTCCCCTGGAGTTAACATTGCTGGTACAGTGTCTTGATTCCCAGAGCCTGGTACAATGCCACCTTGAGCAAATTGAGGTACCACCGAATCAAATACAGATGTAACTGCTATTGCCCCTACAGAAGCAGTAAGTGCACCTACTAGCCCCTTTGATTTAACTTCTTTTAATATCATTGCTGCAACACTTTCAGCTAAATATGCTTTAATTGCACTTCTTGCTCCAGATAAAGTAGTAACAATTCTTGCTTCTTCGTTACTTTTTAAATCTTTTACTATATTATTCTGATTACTTAAAATATCTCTAACGGTTTTTACAGGAATTATTTTTTTATTTTCTCCCTCTACAAAAGCCTCTGTTTCTTCTTCTTTTTCTCTAGTTAATAAAGCAAATAAACCCGTATACATTCCTTTTATACTAGCTAAACTAGACTCTGTAATTACCTTTGCTTCTTCATTAGCCTTAGTTATTTCTTCAGACATATCCGTAGCGAATCTACCTAATACTGCAATTTGAATTTCTTGCCCTATCTCTAATGCTACCGACCTTACATTTGCTTTGATCATATTCATTCCATGTTCAAAAGTAAGTCGCATAATTTTCATTATTGTGTCACTATCTTCTTGTATTCTTTTTCCAACAGTGTCCCAACCAACATCACCTATCTTTTCAAATAATTTATTTACTGCTTTTATTTTCGGTCCAATTACTTCAATAATAGCATCGCCAACTAAAATCATTGCACTTTGAGCATTATTTATTAGACTTGCCATTTGATTATTAAAGCCTTCACGCATCTTTTTAAATGCTACTTCAGTTTCACTTATGGCATTTCCAAACTCATCTACATTATTTGCTGCATCTGCAAATTCGCTAACTTTATCCCGTAAAGCATCCATATTATTAGCCATAGTTAAAATACCTAACTGAGCCCTAATATTTGGAACAAACCTTGTTAATGCGTCTGAGTCCATACCTTCAAACTGAGCCATAGTTTCAACTAAATCTACAGAACCATCTGCAAATCTTTTTACTTCAATGCCTGCTTCTTCCATTGCTTTTTTTGCAGCTTTACCTGGAGCTGTTAATCCAGTTATTGTGCCTTTAAGAGCTGTAGTTGCTTCCGCTGTATTAATACCAGCTGCAGTAAGTACAGCCATAGATGCTCCAACTCCATCTATGTCTAGCTTCATAGCTTTAGCAAAAGGTAATACTTGACCCAAACTTTGCGCTAATTGATTTATTGTTGTCTTACCTTGTTGAACTGTAACAAATAAAGAATCACTAATTTTTTGAGAATCTTCTGCTTCAAGCCCATAAGCATTAATTGCTGATGTTAAAAGGTCTGCAGCTTCTGCTGCTGAAGTTACACCTCCTACGGCTAATTGCATTGATGTGTTTAATACTTTAGCAGAATCCGAAACTCCTCCAAATCCTGCAGAAACAATATCATACTTTGCTTTTGATAAAGAGCTTAAAGCAAGACCAGATGCTCCAGCTGCATTGCGCAACTCACTGCTCATCTTTTTTAAATTAAAGGTACTTGCATCCATCAGAGTTGAAATCTCTAATAGATTTTTTTGAAAGTCTCCTGCTAATTTTACAGAAAATGCTGCAAAAGCCCCTGCTGTAATTCCTGCAGCTTTTCCTAATTTAGTTACCGAAGATGAAACCTTATTTAATACCGCCCTTGTTGCTTTTGCGCCTTTAGCCGTAACTTTTAATACTATTTGTTTAACTGCCATTTAATTTTTCTTTATGTGTTTTTATATTAGATAATTCATTTTCTATGATCAAAAAGCAATCAGTAGTAAATACATCTACAGAATTTAACTCCGATGCTAAAGGAACATTATAGTTTTTAACTAAATAAAAATCTTCAATCATGTCCCAACACCACTGTGGAATAATATTAAGAGGCTCACAAAAAAAAGGCATTTGATAAAATAAAGATTGGCCAACTCCAAACTTTTGTGTTGCATCTTCTGATAAAATTCTATCAATTTCATCAAATATATCTCCTTTGTCTTTATATTCGACTGCTCTTTTTAGAGTAGGCGACTGAGCGGTATATGGGAGGAGTAAACCAGTGCTTGGTAATCCTAAAGCAGAAAACCAAAGTGCAGTTCTCAGTCGCCAGTTTCTAAAGGGCTTTCAAAACCCATATAACTGTTTATTATAGTCATCAAAACTTCATCTTCTTGCAATGCGCTTAATCCACTTAGCACTTTTTCGGCTTTCTTTTCATTTTCAAAAGCTATTAGTGCAAATTCATCTGCTAGGTCATGCATTTGTTCCATGTCTTCACTAGCAAATATAGATTTAACTTTTCTATATAAGCCTCTCCTTTGTTTTCTGCTCATATCTTTGCATTCAAACTGTCCGTGTTTAGTATCAACTATCATTATTTCCTCCCGTTTTTATTAAGTTAATTTAACGTTGATTAATTTCTGAGTTCCTGTCGCCGTTCCTTGAAATGGTAGTTCTATAAAAACACCACCTTCACTACCTAAATCTACATTATGACCAGTATATTTAGCTTGAGGTATTTCAAAGAATATATTTGTTGCGCTACTGCCTCCTGCTGATCCTTCATCTCCAACTAAAATTGATTTTGAAGTTCCTGCTAAAAAGAAAGGTAGTTGAGCTACAGAAGTATCATCCATCTTAACATTTATAGAACCAGTAACATCTACTCTGTCCCTTACATAATCTTCGGGCTCACCATCGTTACTATTAATATTTACAAAACCAACTCTTGTAGCAGGGTTTGAAATAGTAACAGAAAAAGCCTTTGAAGTTATTTGAGTTGTCGCTACTTCGACTGCATGGCAATCATGTAAACCAAACGCAAATGCAGTATTAGTTCCAGTTGAACCATCTGCAACTGCATTGGTTCCTATTACTGGCCTAAAGCCTGAGTACATAGTGCCACTTGCTCTTAATCTACCACCATTTGTTCCCATGTCCATTGACAAAGTTAATTCAGATACTACAGCGGAGTGTAGTAATCTAGTTTCACTAGCGTCAGGGCTTACTAAAGTCACCTGCAAAGAAAAGTCTGGAGCAGAAGTTCCATTAACATATTGAGCAGAATGTCCGTGATTACCTGCAATACTTATTAAGCCATCTGTTCCATCTACTTCCATTGCAGACCTGAGTAATAATTGTAAAATTGGCTCTGAATCTACAAGGTAATCAAAACTCCAGGTATAAAACCCGCCATTTTGTGTTGTAAATACATCTGTTTCTCTAAAAACTTTTTGACCAGTTCTTGGTAAAAATTCTTGTGTTACTCCAGATGAAAAATCAATATCATTTATAGTTTCTAAGTTCATTCTAAATAAGGTACCATCACTGTTTTGAGTAGCAGTTCCCTGAGCTGCACCGTGTTGCCCTATATAACATAAAAACTGATTGTTTGAATATGTAGCCATTATTTATCTCCTTTAGCTTTTTCAACCATTTTATTTTTTATTAATTTGGTTGGTTCAAAATCAAGCTCTACTTTTTCACCTCGTGATAGTCTTGCGTGATTATCTTGTCCCAACCCCTCATAGTTATTAAAGGCATCTACATCAAAAGCTGAAGTTGCCTTATATTTTCCTTTTTTATTAGCCATTGATGTTTCTCCTATATTATTTCAATGTTAGTGCAATTAAATGTGGCTACAGCTCTTAATATATCTGCGTTGTCTGTATCTCTTTCATAATCAATGCTTTCAATACCAGCATCAAACCAAGCATCGCCACTAGAATAGCTCATGTTGTTAAATATAACTGTTTTTAGTCTTTCCATAGTGTTAGAAACTTGTTTTATATCGTTTTTATTATAAGTACCACCAATTTTTATTTCATACGCTATTTCTATTGTATAACGCCTTTCAATTCCATCGTGTAAATGCCCTACTAATTCATCCGAAACTGGTAATATTAAAAAGGAGTGATTGCCTCTATGCTGATCATAAAATACAGGGCTATTAAACTCACCATTTATTAAGGTCTCTAAAGACTGTAAAATTTTATCATAAATAATATTTGTAAAATTAGTTGGCATTATTTTCTCGTCATTTGTACTCTTTTAATAGGCGTAAACATCTGATCAGTTACTCCACTAATTTCTAATTCAAACTCATCAGAAGTAGTATATACACCAGCTGAAAATCTAACCCACATACCATGCCCTACTAGTTGCCAATAACAATCAATTAGTTCATTAGTTGCCATTGCTTCTAGTTTTAATCCGTTTTCATTTCCTATAAAAGAATTAAATTTAACTGTTGTATTTGAAGTACCTTCTTGAATTGTCCCACCATTACTAATTATAATTTTTATTTTATCCCAAGAATAACTTGGAGTGCCTTTTACATCTACAATTCCACCTGTTGAATTAGCGTTCTGAGTTATTGTTCTTAATATACCACGTTTTTTATATTCACTTTCACTTGAATAGAGGTGTATTTGACCTGTTCTGAGCATGTCTAGCCAACCATTACCTTGCTCATTAATGACTTGATTTTTAATTTCGTTTGCTTTCTCTACATCATAAGGTCTAATTAAAGACTCAACTGCCATAACAGCGGTACTTCTTACAATTATTTCAGGAAAATCTGAACCAGATACATCTTGAGTACCAACTCCTTTATTTGGGTATATAGGAAAAGGTAAGTATGAGCGAATAAAGTCACTTGCTCTTTTTACTGCGTCAGTTTTTAAAGTTGCCCAATCACTAGAGGATTCAATCACGCTAGAGTTTAATGTATTAGCACTTCCTCCGCTTTGATACAGTTCTAATAAATCTGTTGAAGCAGTATATTTATATTCATTATTTTCGTTTGGAGTATCTGTTACTGCGGTTAATTCTTGCCCGTCTAAGTATAGCTGACCACTAACATCTCCACTATTATATAAATAAAATAGATGCGTTGTTCCGCTTGCTGTCCAATTACTAGGCAGTAATCTTTTTCCGTCATATTGTGATAAATAAGGCTCTATAAATAATAAATCAGTTGTTGTATTACAATAACTTGTTTCGTATGTACTCATTTTTTATATCTCTTCCTTTTAAATTTTAAATAATCTGCAGCTTCATAAGGATTAAAAAATAAAGTAATCAGTCTATTGTCGTCATCATCATATTGAGGGTCAATTATTGTTACTGGAGCATTAAAGATATTTTTATCATCTAACCCTAATTTATTAGCATATTCATCCATATTTTTAAATGATGCTACTTGTATTGCGTGACTTATTAATCCACTAGCGGGGTCCTTTAATACTTGATAACCCGAAACGTGAGTATGTCCAGCAGTTAATATATGATCACGCCATCCTGTTTGTACCGCTCTACTAATTGCGTGAGCCGTGTTCCACATCGAGTTCCCCTTAAACTGATGTCTAGCGTTAATGCGAACACATTTCCCATTAGGGAACCTTAAATTCATTCTTGCGCCATGTTGCTTATATAAAGTGTTTTTATCTCTCATAATAAAATCTAAAGGATCACCATCTCCTGACCAAACATCGTGATTTCCAGCTATTAAATAAAGCCATTGAATACTATTTAAAAAGTGCTCAGATATCATCCAGGATTCTTTTGCAGTAGTTGATTGTTGTCCATGTAGTGCTTTTAGTCTACCAACCCAATTGTTTTGAATATCACCTAAATTTCCTGCAAACAAACCTTCCGTATCTTTAATTAAGTCACATAAAGAATAAATTTCAGCTAAGTCTGTTCCATCATCATCTACATGCGGATCACCAAAATGACAAATTCCTACTGGTCCATGTATATTTACTCTCACGTCAATTAATTTTCTTTGCTTATATGCTTCATATTTTTGAACGTATCTTTTTTTCCTATACTTAATAATATCATCAATGTTCATTTCTTCAAGAGGTAAATCTTGAACATTAAACTCACTTTTTTCTATTATTATAGGATTCAAAGTTTTAGTTCCGCAATCTGTACACATCCAGCGTTGTCTTTTTCTATTATTTTTCCAGTATTGCCAGCCATCTTTTCTAATATTCTCTGTGTTACATTTAGGGCATCCAACATAATTTCCATCGGCATCTTTTGCTCTTTTTTTAGTAATTCCATTAGGTTGTTTACCCATCTATTAACTCAAAATGTAGTAAATCATCAAATCCATTATCAGAGGTCGTTCTAATTTCTTTTCCCATCATTACGTTTTTATCAAGACTAGGAGATGACCAGTCTCCACCCCAACGAACATTTACGCCCATCATTGCCGATATACCTAGAACAAATCCACCTAGATAATGCCAATCATCTCTGTTTTCCCAGTCTATTTTTTTTGTTTTAAAATTATAAGGTGCAATATCAACCGCTAATCCCTGTACGTGTTTACCAAACTTGGTCTTAGATTTTCCTTGCGCCAACAATTCATTTTGTCTAGCCTGACTGCGCAATCCTTCTATAATTGTAATATCATAATACTTTACTACTTTTTGTAGTACAGCTACAAGTCTAGGGTCCACGCCTTTCAGTCTTTTCATACTTCTTCGACCAAGTTTTGGCATATTATTTTCTCCAAACCATTTTAATCGCTTCAGATAATACATCCATACATTCTTTTGCTATTTTTTGCTCTTCTTCTTTTGTAACTTTTCCATCAGCTTTTGCTTCTCTGTATGTTTCTGCTACATCTTGCAAAGATTTCAAAAGCATTCTCCATTTAGTTGCGACCATTGTTGCTAATCCACCTAAAATTATTGCGATTAAATACGCAGCATTTTCCCAATTTAACCAATCCATATTATTTACTCTCCTTTAGTGTTTCTTTAATTTCCGCAATATCTTCTATAATTACATCTAACTTATACTCAATTAATTCCCTATCCGCTATTATTTCACGCTTATCTGCCTTCAAATCAAGTGTTTCTTCAATTATTCGAATGTCGTATCGCATGAAACCAAAAGCAAGTATTACAGAGCATATTATTGTTAAGATAGTTACTACATTCTCTATTGAAATATTTGTATTTAATTTTACCATTTTACTTTATTTGCCCAGTAAGCAGCACTCATTTTTCCTTTAGCAATATTTTTAGCATGCCTTGCTTTAAATGATTTGCGTCTTGCTTTTTGTTTTTTAGTTTTAGGATTTTTTCCAGCTCCACTAACGCCTTGTTGTCCAAAGCGGATAGTTTTTATTTTATTACCTTCTTTAGCTACAACTACATGTGAGCTACTTCGATGATTCGGAGTCCTTTTTGGCTTATTAAAGCCAGATACTCCTGCTCTTTTTAGTCTCGGGTCTTTTTTTGCTGGCATATTATCCCCTAGTGCTTCCCATTTAACCTACTAATCACACCTTTTATTTCCGATACTTGATTATCAAGGTCGTTTATTTCTTTAGTTAAAGAATCAAATTTCCTATCTAATTTATCGTCAGATTGATTCCATCTGCTAATTAATTTTATGATCATCCCTTCAGTATTTTCTAAAGTTTCACTTTGACCCCTGTTTTCTGTTTTTAAGTCTGCTAAATTTTCTGCCTGTTCTAACCCTCTTTTGTTCAAAGAGTAAACCATATACACTAGCAAAGCTCCTACAACACCTATCATCCCTGCTTCGCTGTAAACTTCTAAAAAATTCATTTTTTATTACCTCTATATGCCGTTATTTCTTCTTTTTGACATTCTTTACATAATCCGTTAAATCTTTTTAAGCATTTTTTATTACATATCATACAAATAAAATCAATTAATTTCATTTAACTCTTCGCAACTCTTTGTTAATAAAATAACTATGTTCAATGTCATCTAATTCCACTCTTGTATCTTCTATCCACCAATTATTAGGTGCTATTTTTTTCTTTTTTTCTTCCCCCAAGATAAGGGATTTAAATTTAATTCCTTTGAATACCATTCTATTTCTTTTTCCATTTGAGCAATTTTTGCTTCTTCGTTTTCTATATGCTTATTGACAAGCTCTTCAATTTCGGTATCAGCAAGTTCAACTCTCCGCTCAAGCTCTCCAATTCTGTTTTCAATTTGCAAGTACGAATAAACAAGCCCAGCGACAAATACAAGCACTTGCATAAGCCACTTAATATTAATAGATATAACAGCGTTGTCACTGACCATAGTTCCACGATAGCTCCTTGCCGTTTTAGGTTTGCCATCACTCATACCTCATATCCAGCTACGCTCCAACCACTATCACAGCTTCCAATAAGTATTAAACCGCCAAGCACTATAAATAAAAATGCTATTATAGAGATGTAATCTTTCCAATCTTCACTCACCAGACCACTCATCTTTTTTCATTTCTTCTAAACATTCACTATGCGATAAAGCTGTAACGCCACTAACTCCTTTGACTTGGTCTAAAGTTCCATCTGATATTGCTAATTCATATTTAACAAGAACCTTTGTATTGTCTTTGTTCCATCTTGGACTACCAAGTTTTCCATGTTTAAACGCACATTCCTTCCATGTTGGCGATTGCAATGTCGTAGTATCCACTTCTTGAGTTGTATACTTATACTCTTCTTCAACTTGTGGTACAGAATGAGGCTCTACCATGAGTTTTTCAAGTAGTTCTGCTTTGGTATCGCTTGAAGAATAATCTACCTCACAATCATCCATATACGTTTTTATTTCAGCCTTTGTGTTATCATCTGATGGGTAGTAATCATATTTGTCTACCATTCTTGTAGCAGTTTTCTCTACATCTTTATAAGTGTATTCATTCCAAGACAATCTATCCGCAGTTTTGAGTTTGCTTGGTAATGCTGACTCCCATTTAGCTTTTGTTAATATTAAATATGTATTAGTCATTTTTATGTTTACCTTTTTGGTGTTTATAGTTTTTCTTTATTTCTCCATCTGC